ATACCATAGAAATGGAGTAAGTGGTGAACCATTCTTTGTAATCAACTTTACTTGCATTCAAGTTGGAGAAATGGTTGGAATTGTTTTTCCAAAATACCATGAAGATCATGATGAGTATTTTTTTGATATGAACCCAAGGGTTGCAGTATTTGAAAGAAAAAAACTTGGAGATGGAATTATTGAATTTGGAGAAAACTCATATAGAGGGGATCATTATAGTTACTACTTACTAGATGCAATTAATCAATATCACAAGGGGATTAAATAATGAATAGAACATACGAATTTGAAAAAATGGTGGAATTCGCTAGGTCGAATGGAGTGGATATAGATAGGGAGATCGCTATCGAAAATCTACTCAAGGGTAGACTTGAAACATTTATGGAAGAGTTAAGTACAGATGATGTGCAAGTCGTTTTTAACTTAATGGATAAAGTTTTAGATAAAGGAGAAAAACTATGAACTTAACCAAAGATTTATTAAGAAGAATAAGAACTAAAATTCAAGGGGAGTTGAGTAAAGTTGAAGAAGAACTAAACATTACTCTTACTTTAGGGAATTGCAGTTATTCAAGTAATAGAGCAAAGTTTCAACTTGAGTTACTTACTGCGAATGGTAAATCTAAAGAGCAAGAAGATCTAGAAGATATGGCACAATATCTTAATCTTGATTTAGATAAAATTGCAGAATGGAGTGGAGACTCATACAAGTTATGGGGTTACAAATCTAGAGCAAGAAAGAGTCCTTTCATCATTAGTAAAGTTGGAAGTGATAGGAAGTATGTAATTACTGAAAGCCATGCAGTAAGACTTTTCCAAAAAGAAAAGCCAAAAGTTGGAGAACTTACTCTAGTACAATAGTCAAAGTTAGGCATGAGTAATCGTGCCTAATCTTGAACATTGTCAATATGAAAGGGGAAATTATGGACAAAAATAAAATACCAACTCACGTTATTAAAAAGGTGAGAGAACTTGTGGACGAGTTGTTTTGGGAATACGATCGAATGTCATCAAGTGGTCAAGCAACATTAGATCACATTGCAAAACATTTGAACTTACCAACACAAGCAGAAATACAAGAAATAATTAATCAAAAGGGAGAAAAATAAATGAAAAGTGAAAGCAGAAAAACTTTTGAAAAAGCACAAATGGAATGGGAACTCAAATACTATTCTCAACTACAAGGATACACTATCGATAGTTTTTACTTCGAAGTTGATGATGTAGATGAGGGTTACGATAGTAGATTTCCAACATTTATTTTAACTAAAAAAGGGAGAGATGAAAAACAACTTAGATACCCAACTCTAAAGGTGCAAGTCTCTCAAGATGAAGAGGGCAATGGAAGTGGACATTTATTTATATCAACTAAGAGGGATAAATAGATGAGTGGTTTTAGTGATATAACAAATTGTCCTAATTGTGATGAGGAAATGTTTATAAGTGAAGAGAGTAAACCTTTTCATGCAGTAAATGGAGATTGTCCTCATTGTGGATTTTATTATCATACTCAAGCAGAACAGATGAGTTTGTTTGAACTTAATGATTTGAGAGAAGATCATGATCTCAAGCCATTAAAACAAAGACCTATTATTGAGGGTTGGTTAAAAGGTTATCTCAGACCAAGCTTTTCAGAAAACAATTTGTTTAGAAATGCAGAGTTAACTAATAAAGATACTCTTTGGTTCGAACATAAAACTTATAGTATTCGTATTGAACAATCAGAAGAGAATGATGGTAACCTTCATATCTATGTTTACGATACAGACAACATGGAACAAGGTGGAGATTGGATAGATAGATTAATCATTGAAAAAGGGAGAATATAATGACAATCAAAAAAGCATATAAAGATGACCATGACAAATTCATGGAGAACAATATAGATATTAATCAGTACATACAATTTGATGAAAAAGTTTGTGATATGATAATCTATTTTAACAAAAACGCATTTCTTGAAGATGCCTTGGAGTATTTACAAAAGGATAATCAAGACTATCAAATAATAGTGGTGGATTAAAATGAAACACTTAAATAGAACTCATGTTGATTTATGTAGTGGTATTGGTGGGTTTGCACTTGGTCTTGATGAGGGTGCAAAGCTATCTAAACCCATATTGTTTTGTGATACTGAAGAGTATTGCCAAAAGGTTCTATCAAAGAACTTTCCAAACGTACCAATCTATAATGATGTAAAGGAGATTGCAGATGACCCAAAAAGATTTATTCCAAGAAAAGTCGATATCCTCACAAGTGGATACCCATGCCAACCATTCTCAGTTAGTGGCAAAAGGAAAGGTGAAGAAGACGAAAGGCACATTTTTCCGTTCATTCACAGAATTGTTGAACAAACAAGACCCACTTTTGTCATTTACGAAAATGTTTATGGACACCTCTCATTGGGACTTGACGAGGTTCTCTTTGCAATGGAAAGCATCAACTACCAAACGAGGACATTTGTATTTCCGTCTTCATCAATCGGTGCGTGGCACAAACGAGACAGATTGTGGATCGTCTGTAGAGACCTCTCTGTATGCGACACCAAACACAATGGATCATCTTCCACCACGAAGTGTAGAGGCAACGAAGAAAATGCAAGAGGGACACAGAAAGGGACGAAAGAGACCAAGCAACTTGAGGGAACAAGTAGACCCATTGACAATGAGTTTGTACCCAACACCAACGACAAAGGGATTCGGTCATGCGTCAGAGGGTCAGACAATGATCTTCAGAAAGAAAGTGGAGAATGGCGAGATGACAGAACAACAAGCACAAGCCATGATGGACGGAGTAACATTGAGACCACCAAGAATGAAGACTTGGAACTATCCAACACCACTAGCGAGGGATTGGAAAGACGCATCATACAATCCAACATGGAAAGAGAGCAGAGACAAATCGTTACCGAGAGAAGTCTTGAAGAACAATTATCATGGTGGGAAGTTGAACGTCAACTTCACGGAGTTCCTAATGGGGTATCCACAGAATTGGACAAAGATAGAAAACAACGACTAATAGCTTTGGGGAATGCAATATGTCCCCAAAACGCTACATTTTTAGGTTTAGCATTAAGAGGAGAATTCGAATGAAAATAAAAATACCAACACCAATGTGGGTGCAACTTTACTCAGAACTTGCATCTTATGTAGAAGAGTATGGCAGTATCGACAATAGATTTGATGATGATGGAAATCGTCTTGAAGAATATGAAGACGAGTTCTGCACGATTGTTGATAATGTTGAAGACATCTTAGGAATATTTTTTGAAAAGGAGAACACATGATAGATCAAGATTATAAAAATGGTTGGAGATACATAGTTTGGGTCGGTGGTAATGACGACTACTATAAAAAGATTGCAGACGCAAAAAAAGACTTTGAGTATTGGGTTGATGATGGTTATGATGATGTCTTTCTAACCAAACTATTACCAAGTGGAAAGATGGTAGACTTAAATAAAAAAGAAAGAATAAATGAGTAGAAAAAAAGGTAGACCGAAAGGATCAGTATTAAGTAATGTACAGAGACTAGAAAAACTTAGGATTCTGTACATTGCTCATACTAAAAAATTTGGAAAAATAAGCGATGAAAGGTATCAAGGTGTGCTTGATGGAATAGACCTTTGCATGGAAGTCGCAGACAATATTAAGCTATTTGAAGAAGATTTGCATGGAAAGTCTTGACTTCAGAAAAATATGTGTGGTATTTCTTAATTGCACGAGGCAATTACGGGAATTGCTACTCAATGCCCTTGTCGGAGAGGGTTTTCCTCCCCTTGTCCTCTCCGACTACTTCATAATCACCTTCAATGAACGCAGACGGATAGGCTTTTCTGATTTCAGATAGCCTGGAAATAATTTCTTCTCGAGAAAGTTTATCTAATTGATGTACAACATTTGTTTCTCTTTTATCAATCGCAAGACCACCAAGTGCAGATCGTATCTTCTCTGCATTAACGGCTGCAGAGAACTGTCCAGAATCTTCTGCTCCTCTGGAAAGGTCTGCAAACCTCTTCAGTTGACCGAGCAAAGTAACTCCATACTTCTTTTCTCGAGCTTCACGAAGTTCTTTTACATGAGCCACGACCAACGGAAAATCTTTCCCATTAAGCAAAAGACTCGCAGTCTTACCAGCTTGACCCTCAGAATAGCCAGCTTTTCTAGCACATTCAGCATTAGAATAAGTGCCCTCTACAATAAATTTAGCAAATTCTTTTTGACGATTAGTAAGAAATTTCTCTTTTGGCATACCCCTATAATAGTGTTTCTACCATATTTTTTCAATTCAAAAGGCAAAAAAATGTTCGCGGTCTCATTTGCTAGGCATATAAAGTGTAACAAGTGTAACGAGAAGTGTATAAAATATTTGAGTGTCACTAAGGGTTTGAGTGATGTTTATACATTTATACACTTATACACCTATTTTTTAAAAAAAGTTTACACATAAAAAATTATGACAGAAACACTATATGTTTGACAGAAACACAGTTCAATGGGATAATTTAAGAAAGGAGTTCTTATGAGACCTACTTTATTAACAGATGAAGATGTAGATAGAAGAGCCCATGTTTCGTGGAGCGAGGCTATTGGACGAGT